CAAAAGCATAGCATCATTGACAAAAAAGCTAATTCCAAATTAATGAAATTAGCTTATTTATCAATGACTAAGGCAAGTAACATAATCTAGTTATTATGCGAACTCTCAGCATTAAACTTCTTTAATAGCTTTAAAAGTATGATAGAGGGCTGCTACAGCAAGAAAAATCAAAAAAAGTATTAAAGCGATATCATCATTTGTCATATTTTGCCAATCCCCTAAAAAGTTCAAGTATTGATTTTATTCATTTTTTTGATACCTGGCTTAAACTCAAGTAGAGCGAGCACTTGTAATAAAATGCCAATCAAAAATCAATTATAAAATCTTTTGTTCCGTAACCATGCCACACTTTTAAGTGTCTCATCAACTGATTAAATTGCAATGTACGACCACAGTATGAGCATTGCGTGTAACTCGAAGTTTGGTCACGTAAAAACCCGTAGACTACGCCTTGTGACCGAGTTGGATCGGTCACAATTCCCCTGAACGGCTTTTTTTGGTTACTTCTACGGTAGAACATATAGACGGTTTTTAGTAATCAAAGAAGAAAGTGCTGAAAATTTTATGAAAAATTTCAGTTTTTCATAAAATCATTTCAGCTTAAAAGATTTCAAATTAACCCTTGCAGTTTGGCTGCTTCATATTTAGCAATTAACTCACGTTCACGTTGCGTAGTCATAAAATCTAAATCAGCTTGTTGCGGTTGTTGCTGTCTTTGCTGTAACTGCTTTTCCTCTTTAGCAAAATAATTAAATGGTCTATCACCATCCTCCATCAATTTAATGCAATCAGATTGGCTTACATCATGCAGAACAGTACCCTGTTGGGTATAAGCCACATATCTACCTTTTTGCTTCATACAACCTGAAAAAACAGGCTTTGCAGTCACTTCATATTGAATTTGAGTAGTGTCAATTTCATAAGGGCGATTAGGGTTGTACTTGACTGCTATCGTCTCCATTCTTACATCATTTTTAGCCTGTAGCTCAGCGTTACGTTTTTCAGGATTCTTTAAATCTGCATATTGCTCTGGAGTAAGACCAGCTAAATAAGCGTCACGTTCTGCTTGTTGAGCTAATGTCATATTATTTGGTTGTGCCGTACCAGTAGCGGAGACTTCTTGATCTTTGGAACCAAAATATTTATTAAATACTGGATAGCCCATATATACAGAGAAACCAACAAGAGCAGCTAAAAGGCTTACCGTCTTAATTAATTTGGTAGGAAATTTAAATTTATGGGTATCTAATACCGTGGACTCATACCAGTTAAAAACCTCTTTATTAGGTCTATAGATAGACGTAGTACAACCGTTTTTAACAGTAGCTTTTTGAAAGTCGTCTGGATCTGATTCAACAAAGCCCCAAGTACGTTTAGCAGCAAAAGGAACATTACCATTTCTAACTAGATGAACATGCTCAGAAGTTAAACGTCTTACATGTGTATGTATAAACATCGGATGCTGAGTAACAATAAAAATATCTTTACCCTCATGACGATGTTTTTCTAACAGAGTTAACCACTTTGGCAAATCTTCCGTTTTACAATTAGTCGGTACATCGCGAGTAAATTCTTGTACCTCATCAATAAAAATAACAGAAGTTTCAGGGGTATCTATCCAGTCCTTGAAGTGATCTAGAACTTGATATGGAAAAGGTATTTCAGGCTTTAAACCACGAATATTACATAAGTAAATTGGACGGTTTTCACTTGCCATTTTGCTAGCAAGTTCCATCATCATTGCAGTTTTATATGAACCAGGCTGAGCTGTAATTAATTTAATAGCCATGTATTAACCCCCTGTATTAATACCAAAAGCGCGAATGGCTACAGACATTAGTTTCAAACTAAAACAAGCAGCCGAAGCAGATAAAATAATGTTTACACATTGAATGAAATCAAAGTATTGAATGACTTCGGCAGCAGTACCGCCGATGGTTGAAAGCTCTGTGGCTTTATCAACAATTTTTTGCTGAATTTCATCAATGAAAGGTTTAACCGTACTGGAAAGAAAAAAGTAAATAATCCCAGCCGTGGCAGTCCCCAAAATCAACTTTGCAAATATTTTAAAAACCGCATATCTAAATAAGACCTTCAGTAATGCAGCAACAATAGCCCCAATAAACAATGGCATTAGATAGCCCTCACAGTTGAGTCAAGCATTCTAAAAGCAAGCATGTATGTACTGAGATGAATCAATATTTTGATCAGTGCTAATAGTTCACACCAACGTGAAATAGGCACTACAAAAGAGCCAAAATATGGAAACTCAACAGTAAAGTCTTGAACACATGCAGTACTAGAAAAAGTTAATTTATTCGATAGTTGTTGTAATGCATTAGTGGCATTAGCCTGAGCATCTAAATAACGAGAATCATCCGAAGCATCGCCAATCTTTTCATACTGTGAAGTATCAAAATCTGATGAATCAGTTTTCATCATGTCTTTAAAGTCAGTTGTTTGTTTCTCAATAGCGTTAACTACTGGAGTAACGTCTGTGGCAGAACCGCCACCGCCAACAGGTTTATTATTAATTGCGTTAATAACTTCATTTAACTTGCTGTTAGTAGAATTAGTATTAGCGTCAACCGCACCTTTAACGGCATTTGTGGCAGCCGTATTTGCATCTACAGCCGTTTTAGTAGAGTTGGTATTAGCATCAACCGCAGACTTAACTTTATCGCCATTAGCATTGACAGCAGCCGTTGTTTGATCTACCGCAGATTTAACAGAATCCAGTTTTGAATTAGCTGTATCTAACTTGGCATTTGTTGAAGTTAACTTGTCTTCAACACGTGAAATAGCATTAACAATTTCAGATTTAACCCAAGTAAGTTTTTGACTTACAGCGGAGACAGCTTGAACAACTGGTGTAAAATCAATCTTTATGGTTGTTGTGGTTGTTGTCGTAGTGGATCCACCACCAGTACCACCCTCAGTGCCACCCGTGGAAGTTGATGTGGAAGTAGACGTGGAAGTTGATGTGGAGCTGTTATTAATATTGTTCGAACCAGTACCAGTACCTACACCAGTACCAGAAACATCACCAGTACCAGAACCCGAACCATCACCACCACCTGTACCAGTTCCAGTACCACCATCAGAGCCACCCGTCCCAGTAGAAGGCGAACTTTTTACACAAATAGCCTGACCATTAAATGAGCCAGATACATAACCCGTCCCACAACCTGTAGGAGGTCTATTACAGTAAGTTGCACCAGAACAAGTTCCCGTTGGGCTTGGTGGAGCTGCACCATCTGGACAGCTAATTGAGCCATCAGCTAAACGTGTACATCCGTCATTAGGTGGCTGATAACAAGAACCATAAGGATCGTTTTTATCACACTGTCCTGCATCAAGTGGAGTACATGAGGAAACAGGTGTTTTTTGAACGTTGTATAAAACAGTTGATTGGCGGTTGCCAGAATGATTTAAAACAATAGAGTCTGGTTTTGCCCTAAAGATACAAAATTTATCTGGGGATAGAGTCTGACAACGTTGTTGCGGAATACTTGTACCAGAATCAAAATAAACATACATCGGATAACCGACATCAGGACATGATAATTGTTCTTTCTCAACATATGTAAAGCCCGGCATAAGTTCAGAGTAAGGCCCTACAGTACCTTTATTATATAAAACATTACATTGGCTAGCTGAGACAATACTAGAAGATACGTAAGAAGTTGTTGAAGAATCCCAACGTCTTTTACCCGTTAATTCACAAGCTGTAGCAATATCAAAACTACCTATGGTCTGACCATATAATGTTGAGTACCACCATTTATCTGCAAAGGCGGAAGTTGAACAAATCGTTATGATTATGAAAATTAAATATTTAAAAAACTTCATAAAAGCCCCCAACTTTTTAAATATTTAATTCTTATAAGATGGGGGTATTTCTACCCCCTGAGCCATTAACTAAAGAAAGTAGCTTTAGCCCATTTAATTAAGACAGCAACAACAGCAACAGAAATCATTGCAACACCGATCGCTGTAACCATTGCAATACCATCTGTTTTAAACTGAGCGGCTTGCTCATCAACTAAAGTGGCTGCACTTGCACTGCTTAAAATACCCGCTGATAAAACAGCCCCCAAACCATAACGAGAAGCATTGCGAAGTGTCACAACACCACGTTTTTCTTGTACTACAACTTGATTTTGCATATATATCTCCAAGGGTTAAAAACCCAATAGTTTTAGAACGATTTTAAAAACATAGCTGAGACCGTACAGAATTGTGAAAACACCAAACAATGCGATCACCAGTTCCATGTTCAAATACCCAATGCATGTCGTCTGGTCCGACCCATAAATCAAACAAGCCAACATAATTGAATTCCTTTACTTCCGTTTTTTATAGTAGAGATATAAGCCCACTGGATGAGCTATAACCCCTACTACGAAGAAATACCAAACTGCATAGATGACCATTAGAGACATCCCCAATAAATGAGATTGTCGGCTTGCGATTAACGCCCCCAAAAGCCGACAAATTCTTTTTATTTACACTTGTAAAAGTGGATGCAGTAACTAGAGTGTTTTGTGAACTCTGCACCGCACTTCTTGCATTTATAAACGTACTGTGTCATAGTGAAAATACACGTAAGTTATTGATTTTTAACATATTATACATTATACGTCATGATGTATAAGTAAGCATTTGATAACATTAAGCTTTTAGCTCAGTCGATTTCTTTTCTTCAACCTGCAACGGCTTACCATCACCAGTAGTCTTATAAAAAATGTTGCGGTCCATCGCTGTCATTTCGATTGGTAAATAGATTTCACGACCTTTATAAGACAAATAGAAATCTTTCATGTGGTGATGATCTTCAACGACTTTTACGTTCTGTGAACACGGAACCCACTGATCAAGACCTTTGTCATAGCGTTGTGATTCAAAGATTAAACGCATGTTTAATCCTTTTTCATTTGTAGTTAGATCAACATTAAGAAGCTTTGCTTTAAAGATAATTTGAGACATATTTAGCACCTATTAAGCGATTTTTAATTCACGCTGATTAAAAGTAGAAACTGGTTCGATGAAGTTGTCAGGAACTTGATTTTCAAAGTTAATTTCAACAAGTTTAAGAAATGGAATAACGTTAGATTTAGAATCGACATGTAGATTCTGTAAGAATGCCTTTGAGTAACCCGCAGCTACTAAATCAGCAACATTTGCATAAAAACGAGTATCTGAATAACGCTTCTTTAAAACCTCAAAGCCATGTACTTCAAGGTTTGTATAGAACGTAAACAAGTTACGAGCTTTAGTAAGCGAAACACGACCTAAGGCAGTTCGCTTGGCATATACAGAACATAAATGATTAAATACAGTATCGTGGTCAGTAGCTTTCATGGCAGTACCCTCAAGGGCTTTAAAAAGTTCAGAGTTAGCTTTGATCCAAAGATCACGTAAAAAATTAGGGTTAGAGCGTTGATAACGAATAAGTTGAAATAAATTGGTCGGTATACCGAGTTCTTTCATAACGTAGGCTTTAATGCCTGTTTCAAAACGTAAAAGTCCTTTAGTAAAGGCTAGCAAATCAGGATCAGACATAACTTTAACTACACGCTGAGCAGCTTTATCATTAGCCTTGGCAAGTTTAATTTGCTCATCTAACTGAGCCTGAAATTCACAAGATTTACCGTAAACTTTACGGGCAAAACGTTTACCACGTTCCGAACCAAAGTAAACAGTATTCTTATAAACCACTTGCTTCTCCGATTTGCGAATATGTCTAGAAGACATATTTCTCATAAAGTCAATAACTTGAGCTACTTGATTGTCATCACGTAAACGTGCTGAATAAGTCGCATCTAGTTGTTTAACTTCTGTTTCCCCAATAGCTAACATGCCGTAAAGCGTCGGATGTGATTCAGCAAGATATCCAAGCATTTCAAGAGCACCCTGCTCTATCCAATCTGATCCATAAACGTTGTGCCCTTGAAGAATCTTCGCAGGACTAGCTTTAAGCTCGACATATGGATAAGTTTTACCTTCGTGGAAAAACTTAAAAGCCATCTTCGTATAAGAAGTTGGCAATCTTGAATATGCATGACTTAAAACTTGGTGCTTAACATTACCGTCTTCATCTTTAAAAACATCATAAGAACCAAATTTCAAACCAATATCGAGTAAATCAAAACCGAAAACGCAATACCGACCTTCACTATCAATATCGACTAGCGAAGCATCTACAGGTATGTGCATAACGATTTTATCTAACATTTGTTATTTGTCACAAATCACATTTAAAGCGATTTATACAATATCACATGTGACAAATCAACATATTTTATTATTATTTGTCACTTATTACATTTAGCGGTGTCACAAATGGCTATATCACAGAGATTGAGAGAAGAAGAATCAGAAATGGTCGAGAAAAAGACCCTAGATATCATGATTGAAAGGAAGATGAAGATTAAAGAAAGCGATGTAATTCACGCTTTAATAAGAAAACACATCAAAGAACTCACTTCGAGTGATGTGCTTGAATATAGAAGAAAATATCTGGGGAAAGATGATTAAGATTCCCAAATTCGGGAGTTAAGTCCACACTAGAGAAGGTGGACTTTTTTACCCTCAGACACCAAAAAATATTCAGAAAGGTCAGGCGCGACGAGTCGCTGCCCGCCCTTTCCTCCCCCTCAAGTTCGCATAATGAAGATTGATGTTAAATGCCTGCAAGTGCAGGCAAAAGCATAGCATCATTGACAAAAAAGCTAATTCCAAATTAATGAAATTAGCTTATTTATCAATGACTAAGGCAAGTAACATAATCTAGTTATTATGCGAACAGTTGTATAATTCAATATTGCCCCATAGCTTGGTAGCTATCTTTCATTTGTTTGTAGTGCTTATTTCTTTCTAGCTATTGCGGTACTTTTAGCTATGTGGAATGAATTTTTATTCTAGTTAAATTCAGCACTAGCATCTTCTGACGTTGCTATTGATAGATAATAAATAGGATTTATAAAATCTAATTAAATAGAAATTATGATTAGGTTTGGCTAATAATCGCTTGTTTGATTTTTATTGAGCTTTTTCTCTACCTAGAGCTCCTAGAAATTAAAACTATATCTCGCTAGAATATTTTCCTAAAATCTTTAAAGTCTATGCTAAATTCTAATTTATTAACTCTGATATGCTCAAATCCGCAATATAAAGCAAATTTAATTACGGATTGGTTGAGTAATGTATATTTAGTCACATTTTTATTGAAATCTATATTTTATTTCTCAGTAATAATTTTGAAATATAAATTATAAATTAAAAAATGAATTATATTTTTATTAAATATTTTAATGTATATCATGCTGTTTTAATTTGCAGTCTGTTTTTTTATTAATCATTATTTTTTAAATTTTTAAAAATAACAATGACTTAATATTGTTTTGGTGGTTTTATTATTAATAAATTTTTAGAAATTATAACTATTGCATTATTTAAAGTATTTAATGTGATTTATATCACGTATAAATTAATAATTTTTTATTATTTAAAGCTTAATGATTGTTTTTAAATTAAAAATAAGGTATCAAATATATATAAACTATTTTATAAATAGGGGCGAATTCAAACATGAGGTGCGACAGTTTGAAAAGTCTTATGATAATCAACAAGCTGAGCAAATTTCTCTAATGGTGTAAGCCAATCTAACGCTTTTCTAGG